GTAATGCGACGTAACCAAGTGCTGTATTTTCATCACCAGTTGTAAGCGTCCACAAGGATGGCGAACCAACAGCGGTATTCTGACTACCAGTTGTTACGTTTGGAGCAGCCCAATATCCTAAAGCAGCATTACTACTTCCGCTGGTAAGGTCTTGTAATACTGCGTATCCGACACCAGCATTGTTATCGCCAGTCACATCATCATTAGACATAGCATAAGTGCCTATTGCTGTATTTTTCTCACCAGTTGTGGAGAGTGATAACGCATTTGTACCTATGGCAAAGTTATAGGGATTTGTAGTTTGACTTTTTAATGCATCACGACCTATGGCTGTAATATCACCACCTGTTGTAATTGCACCACCCGCGTTATGACCGATTATTACACTATGTAAGGCAGTGGTAAGGGCGTCTGCGGCCTGATAACCAATGGCAACATTTTTATCACCAGTTGTAATTGCATCCAGACATTCCAAACCAACTGCAACATTTTCTTGTGCGGTGTCAGTAGTTCCAGATGGATCGCTGCCTAACCACACAGAGTTGTTTTCTACTAGGGCGTCTGTTAGATCATTTATAGAGCCTACTGTAGCGCCACCAGCAACCAACTGAACATCAGTACCAGCATCATCAGTAAAATAGAGTTGATTGGGAGTAGCGGTTTTTACCCAGAGTTGACCGTATGCAGCAGTATCGGAATCAGCAGCAGACTGCTCTTTAAGAGTAAGCGCACCCTCAATCGTAAGTTTCGTTTTGGGGGAAGTAACACCGATACCAACATTCTCTGACGAATCTATCGTCATCGCCAATGCGTCGGCATTGTCATCAATACCAGTAGAGCGGAAAGCGGCTATAGTTCCAAGACTCGTTATTTGTGTTTGAGCGGCTTCTACATTTAATGTTACTGAGCCTGAAGTTCCGCCACCTGATAATCCAGTTCCAGCCGTAACACCGGTAATATCACCAGTGGTTGCAGCAGCCCATGAAATATCAGTTCCGTCACTTGTTAGAACGTAGTTAGCACTTCCTACTGCAAGAGCAGCGGGATCACCGCTTGAGTCTCCATAGATTATCTTACCTCTTGCAAGTCCAGCCATCTTCGCTAGAGACACAGCATTATCAGAAATGGTAACCACACCAGCATTGGTCATGGTTGCATCACTGGATAGGGCGGCAGCAGTGAATCCTGTGCCATCTCCTATAAGTATTTGAGTGGTCGCTAATGCTACATCTGAGGGTACACCAGAGGAGTTTGCATCTCTGACCTTAATAGTGTTTGCAGCCATGTTAGCCAATTCAGCATTAGCAACACCGGCATCTTTAATGGTTACTGCGCCAGAGGAAACAGAGAAGTTATCAGAGGAGAATGATGCAACACCCTTATTAGAGGTGCTGGCTTCCTCACCCGCTATTGTTACCGTAGTACCAGATGCGGAAGTATCTATTCCTTCTCCGCCAGCAATGGTCAGAGTTTCGGAATTAAGATCAATATCTATAGTTCCGCTATCTGTAGTAATATCTAAGTCTTCTGCTGTAATTTGAGCAGTAACATAAGCCTTGATTGATTGCTGCGAAGCCGCTGCAATGGCGCTATCAGATGACATATCATCCTCATCTAGGAAAGCAGTTCCTGATAACGTTCCATTAAGAACAGGGCTTGTTAATGTTTTGTTTGTAAGAGTATCAGTCGTAGCCTTACCTACCAACGTATCTGTAGCGTTGGGTAGCGTTAGTGTTCTGTCTGCGGTGGGGTCGGTAACCGCTAGTGTGGTTTCGTAAGCGTCTGCCGTTGCACCCTCAAATACTAAGGGGCTTGCTCCTTGGAGAACCAAGGCTGTAAGATCAGCGGTTCCGGTAAATGCCCCTGTCAATGCGCCAGCATTTATAGTTGGGCTTGTCAGGGTTTTATTAGTGAGGGTATCAGTGGTTGCCTTACCAACAAAAGTATCGGTTGAATTAGGAATAGTCCAAGTCCGATCAGCAGTTGGATCAGTGACGGCTATTGTAGTTTCATAGGCATCTGAAGTAGCGCCTTCCAATACAATAGGACTGGCTCCCTGAAGAACCAACCCAGTTAAATCTGCTGTTCCTGTAAAAGCACCCGTTAAAGCGCCAGCGTTTATTGTGGGGCTAGTGAGAGTTTTATTTGTTAGGGTATCTGTAGTGGCTTTGCCGACAAGGGTATCTGTGGCATTGGGTAGTGATACAGTTCTGTCTGCCGTTGGGTCTACAACGGTCAGCGTAGTTTCATAGGCGTCAGCAGTTGCGCCTTCATATACGATAGTTGATCCGGCCAGAACACCGAATACATTTGCTGTGAACTGAAAGTCATCAGCACCGGCTATAGTAATGTCTATCTGGTCATCTGTATCCGCAGTGATATAAGTATCCGCATCGGCGTCTAAAATAAGTTTAGCGCCATTCAGGTCAACTTCATAACTTGTAACTGGTGAAACCGCTAGCGTAACCCAAGCGTCGTTGGCTTCATTTCTTATTTTTAATAGATTAGCACTGGTATCAAACCAAATCAACCCCGCTGTAATGGCTACGGCTGGTGCTGAGTCTGAAGCATGAATTGCATTAACCGCCATATCAACTGACGGAAATGAACTCTGTAATACAGACTTGATTAGACGAAGATGATTATCTCCCTGACTAACATTGTCCGAAGCAAGAGGATTTGTACTTACTAATTCATCAATGTATGTTGCTGATTCTAGTGCCATTAGTGATACCCGCCTGTGTTCATAACTCTCAATTCAGTTCCTGAATGAGAATCTTTATCATCTTGTAGTTGTAAGGCTCTTACAGACTCTTGAAAAGCAGTAGCCCATAACTGAACGCGCTGATCGTTCATCAGGAATGGTTCTGCCTCTAACAATGCTCCGTATAAATATACATCTGGATTATTTGTCAACATCTGCTCTGTAGTATTAGAAGACGAAAGAGCATCAATCTTCTTGTAAAACATTATAGAATAATCATAAGCCCCAGCCGGAGATGGGCCTAACTTAACTTTTTTAATTGGAGTTCCACTGGCATTATCAGAGAAAATTGTATAGGCTTCCGGTATGCCGAGTTCGCTACCAGCCCACATCCTATTCATATTTTCTGGCGTTATGTATGACAGGGGAGTTATCGGGTCTGTTCTCAAGTGAAAATCTACCATCTGAAGGTAACCAGAAGGAAGAGAATAATCTCTTGTTCCCGCCACTAATGTAGTAGCCCCTCCTAACGTAGTCTGATCTACATTAAGCATTATCGCCAGTCGGAGAGTCCGGTTCATCCGGGCTTCCGCTAACGCAATAAACTCTGGTATCCGATCTGTTAAATCAGATCGGTCTAACCAGTTTGCCACCGCAGTCTGGAGGGTGGCATACGTGTTAATCGCCATTATCTGGTGAGTTCTGTGATGTACACTACGGAGTCGCTTGATCCGGCTCTTAGCCCTGAAATTCTATCACCGGGGCTAACACGAACATAATGAGGCCAATCTTTTATAAAATAACCACATGAACCAGCAGTAGCCGCACCACCATGTTTATCAATTTTAATAAATACAGGCTCACTCGCATTAATTATAATAGCGTAACATTGTGATGAGATAGCATCACTCGACGTTACTGAGGTTGACAGCGCTGTAAACGTATAGTTAAAATTATTTAGTCTGTATAAATCCATCTTTGTTTCCTCTACAGTTTTGTGGGGGCTGTCTTAAAGTATTTATTATCTGGATCGTTGATATACTTAGCCAGCAGTTTTGGGTCTTTATCTATCGCCCCGTTAGTTTCTTTCTTCCATTGTTCATAAACGGTCAAAGGTATGGAAGCAACCTTATGCCATTCACCCCTCTTACCAAGAGATAGATGATCTCCATAGCCGTTATATTCAATCTTGTTCTGTTCTAAGATTGGTTCTGCATCCTGATGGGTCGTTATAGTGACTGTATTATCCGGCTCATCAACCCACTCAGTATGCCTATAAGGCATCACATCAAATAATTTTCTATTAGCCAACTAAAAACCCCCTACCACCTATTTTTTGACCGGAGTTACCGGCAAAGTCAGAAAGGTGTTCTTTCGTTGTTTTTCTCGGAGCCTCTTTCTTTTTAGATTCTTTAGAGGCTGCTTTACTCTCAAACTTCTTCGCTATGTCTTTAAGTTCGTTTCTCGGAACCATAATGTAAATACCCACTTTTCTCCTTCGTGTGGCGGCATACCTTGATGCAGGGATAAATCATTCGGTTGCATATCTTTATCCACATTCTCAAATAAGAGCAATCTCCCGCCAACAGAACCAAATATCATATTCAGTTTGGGGAAGGCTGTTCCTCCGCCTACAGCATTGTTTAAGTAAACTATACCCGTTAGTATTCTCTGACCGCCATCTTCAAGGTATTCTTCTCCAAGCGTATCATAATGGGGCTTATATTCTTGATCGCCTGTATACTTCAAGACATTCATTTTTTCGGCTCTTTCCAATGGGATTCCCGCTATAGTGGAAACCCTTTCGCATACTTCCGGGAAATCGCTGTGGGGGAAAAACCCTCCACTAGATGTCCTAACTGTATCGTGCTCATGGCCTCCCTCAGAGGCAACGGTACTTCTATCTAATTTGTTTTTAGTGTGATCTATAATTGCTTCACATTCTTCCGGTGAGGCAACCCCATCCACAACCACAATGGTGGGGGTCTGAGCATACGCAAACATATGTTATTAAGAACTCCTTACGTAATGTAAAAATACTTGAGCCAATCGCTGACCTTCAAACTTGTCTCTCCAGTGAGGATTTTCAATACCCTTGTAAATTAACCCATCACCCTCATCCAGCAATACCTTATAAATTTGATCTGTTTCCAAACATAAAGGCCATATCTCATCATTATTCTCTCGTTTCAAAGTTATTGAAACACTGTATTCACAGGCTTCTCTATCCGTGTGCCTATATAATACGTCACCTTTTTTATAAACTCTAAGATATGAATAAGTCGGTTCTAAATCTACTCCAGTGTGTTCCTTCATATCGTAAAGGAAATAATGTAGCAAAGTCAGAATAGCCGGATCATCATATAACGCCGGAGTATTTGGAACTTGCTCATCCGGTTTTGCGTCTGGAGAATTACCCCTATCGTAAGCATAGTATCCAAGGAAGTCTAATAAATCCCCCTTTAACATACCCCTTACTATTTTAAAATTAGTAGGCCCAAGAGACATAACTATATCTACTTCCCTTGGTTACAGGCTCAACCCTATGGGGATATACAAAATTAGAAGGGAAGATAATCAAGTCTCCAGACTCAAACTCTATAACCTTATCACCCCACATTACAAACTCGCCACCTTCAAAGTCTTCGTTCAACTGACCAACAACGGAAAGCATTGGAATACCTTTAATTTTACCGTCGAACAAAGAACTTATGTGGTCGCAATGTTCAGCCATTTGATGTCCTTCGTTATAACGTAGGAACTTTATAATGGAATAACCATTCCAACCATCAAACCACTTATACTGAAAACTCCTTACATAATCTGTCAGAGTGTGCTGAAGTTTTCTAATGATGACATTGTTTATCTTTGCTTGCTCTTCCTTCCATCCGGGGCCAGTATGCCCTAAAAACTCAGGCTCTGCGCTCCCAGAAGGAGAAGACTTAACTTCCCTCTGCCATCCAAATCCATGCTCTGGATCATTTGTTTCATACCCAGTAAAGTCGTGAGTTTCCCACTTACTTTTCTCTAAGACTTCTAAAGTAGACTTACAAAAGTCTTTGTCTAGGAATTCTTTTTTATGAAATAAATAATCTTCTATGTTATTTAGCATAAGCAAGTGGGGGCCGTTAAGCCCCCACCCTTACAACTTAAACGTCAGCTAAGAAACCACTTGAT